AGAGATAGCCATAGCGCGTACCGCTAAAGTTCTAATCGATGCAATACCGCGAGTCTATGACACTGAGCGGCAAGTAAGGATCATGAACGAAGACGGGACCTCTGAATCTGAAACATTAAACCAGACAGTTATTGACCAGCAAACAGGGCAACCCATAACGCTAAATGATTTAAGTATTGGATCTTATGATGTGATCTGTTCAAGTGGTGTTAGTTTCCAAAATAGACAACAAGAAAGTAACGCGGCATTACTAGAAATGGCACAGATAGATCCATCACTGATACAGATGTCTGGTGATGTAATGCTTAAAAACGTAGATGCACCAGGTATGGATATTTTAGCAGAACGTAAACGTCAACAACTGTTAGCAGCCGGAGCCATACCCGCAGAACAACAAACAAATGAAGAGCAACAGATGATGGCTCAACAGGCACAATCTCAAGGTGAGCAACCTGATGCCATGATGGTAGCGGCACAGGCTGAAATGCAAAAAGCTCAAGCCATGTCAGATAAAAACCAACTAGCCATGCAAAAACTTCAATTAGATGCACAGCGTAACCAGCAAGCTGCACAACTAGATGCACAAAAACAGCAAATGGCTATGCAGGCTATGCAAATTAAACTGCAAAATGAACAGGCGCAATTTGAGTTAGATAAGCAAATGTTTATGAAAGAGCAGGGCGATAAGCTAAACATGGAAGCTATAAAGCTAGAGCAATCACAACAAAGAATTGACAATGAAAAACACAATAGCAGTGTAAATAGTGCGTTAAAGCTGACAGAAATGGAGTTAGAGATCAACAGAGAATTAAACGAACAAGTAACAGAGAATATTGATGATGGTACGCACCAGATGCCGGATGGTTCTGTTATGCCTGACTCAGAAATGAATTATTGACAACTTATCTTAGCGGGTAAGTTTTCAAACAGTAACACGACTGATTTCGTGATGATATCCGAGGGGATTTAAAAACCATGAGTGAACAAGAAGAAGTAGCAAATGCAGATGAAGTAGACATGATAGAGCCACTTGAAGATGAAGAGGTTAATGAAGATGAAGCCGTTACTGCAGCGGAACCAGAAAAGGTAGAGTTTAACGATGCGCAACAAGCAGAAGTTAATAAGATTGCAGCAGCTAAAGCATTTGAAGCCCGCGAACAAAAGCGCAGGGCAGATGGCTTAGAGGCACAGTTGAATGAACTTCAACGAGTAGCAGATCAGAAAACTAGACCTGATGTTTCGGCTGTACCTGACCAGTATGATGATGATTACGCGGCTCAGTTACAAGCACGAGACGAACAACTAATAGCGCAAGCAAGATTTGATGCTAACCAAAGCGCTGTATTGCAGCAACAAGAGCAAGCAGCACAAAGGCAGCAACAAGAACAAATGAACGAGCTTAATACAAAAGCGGAAGCCTATCGTATTAATGCTGTAAAGCAAGGCGTTGATGCTGCCAAGCTAAGTGAAGCCGCTACTACAGTGGGTAACTTTGGCTTAAGGCAAGACGTAGGCATGGAGATGTTGAGTGATGAGAAAGGGTCTTTAATGACCATGTATCTAGCCCAAAATCCTCAAGCTATCGAGGCTTTAAACACGGCAAATAACATTACTTTGGGTAGTGTTTACGCTGATATCAGAGAGAAAAGTAGCGCTCTTAGTGTAAAAACAACGTCAACACCAGATCCGGTGGAGACACAACGAGGCTCAGGCATGCCAGGTAAAACACGTGGTCCTGTAGGAGCAACTTATAAATAAAAGGAAAGTCACTCATGGCTAATGATTTTAGTAGTAACTTTACGCGCAAATTAGCGCGCGTATTTTTAGAGAAATTCGACAGTGAACGTGTATTGTCTAAGAACGTTAACACTCAGTTATTGCAGGGTAAATTTAACCCTTCAACTGGTGATAAAGTAGACTTTAAACGTCCCACTGATTATGTTTCAGTACGTACTGCAACTGGTGATGTATCAGGCGGAACTGCTGATCCAATTATTACTGGTAAAGCAACAGGTACTGTTCAACCATACTTCACTTCTTTCGTTGATTACGATGAAGCTGATGAAGCGTTAAAAATGGATCAGTTAGACCAATTGCTTGCACCTATGGCAACACGTTTAAAAACTGATTTTGAGTTAGATTTTGCTGACTTTATGATGAAGAACACTGGCCTTGTTGCTGGTACTGTTGGTACAGGTGTTTCTAAATGGGATCATATAGCAGAAGCAGGTAGCTTACTTGCCTCTACTGGTGTACCTCAAGATGGCGGCTGGTGCTATGCGGTTAATCCGTACACACAACGTGCATTAGCTTCTGAGCAGCGTTCTTTAGGTGTCAACCCTGAAGTAGCTTCTGCAAACTCAAGGGCTACTATTGCTGAAAACTTTGCTGGTATGAAAGTTATGTCGGCTACCACATTGTCAACTTACACAACTGGTGCTGGTTCTGACCGTGTAGGCGCAATTGTTAGTAACGCTCCAACACCAACGTACTCTGCAGCTAGAGACACTATGACACAATCAATTCAAGTTACTGGACGTAACCGCTTAAACCTTTCAACACGTAAGGTTATTCTTGATGAAACAGGTGCTACTATTTTGTTCTCAGGAACAGTAACAGCACCAGTTACGCTAAACGGTTCTGGTGTTGGTACTTTAGTAATTACCGGCCCTGCTATCTTTGAAGCGGCGGGTGCATATAACACTGTTGATAGCGCATTAGCTATTGGTGATGTTGTAACACTAGGTGGGGCAGCTTCTAAAGTTATCCAGCCTAATATGTTCTGGAACAAGCAAGCGTTCTCAGTAGGTTCAGTACCTATTAAGAAACTTTACAGCACTGATACTGTTGCAACCACAGAAGATGGTTTGCAATTCCGTATTAGTCGCGGTTCTTCATTCTTAGCCAACGAGCAAAAGGTACGTATTGATTTCCGTCCTGCTTACGGTGTGATGAACCCGTTCTTTGCTGGTCAAGGTTTCGGTAGAGCTTAAATAGATTGGGGTAGCTTCGGCTGCCCCTTTTTTTATTAAAAGGATATCAATATGGACACTAAGAAAAGCAAGACAAAAGCAAAAAAAAAAGAAATACGAGATATTGACGGTTTGTTTTTAATGGTAAAGCCAGATGGTGGCGAGTTAAAAGTAAATCCTGATAGCGTAGAGCATGCCTTATCAATCGGATGGAAACATACATAATGGCAACAGTAGCACAAGTAGCTAAAGCATCTTTGCAACGTATATTGGTGCAAGCAAGTGAGGCTGCACTTGAGCCGGACGAGTATCAAGATTTTATCTTTGCTATGAATAATTACATGCTTTCCCTTGATGCAAACGGAATAAGCCTTGGTTATACAGAAGTTAATAACCTGGCTGATAAAGTCACTATTCCTACAGGTGCTTTACGTGGATTAATAGCTAATATGGCTATAGAAGTTTCACCTGATTATAACGGCACAATTAGCCAAGGATTGGTGCTGGCAGCTTCGGAAGGTTTAAAGGTTATGCGTTTAATAGGTCAAACAATACCTACAACCGCGCTACCTCCTACGCTACCTACTGGTTCAGGTAACGATACAGACGGTGGTGGTTTAACCGCAAATTACTACCCGTATTTAGAAAGCCAAATATTAGCAGAAACAACAGGTGCAATAGGCTTAGAAAGCAACACGAATAAAACTACATAGGTGATATGAATGTCTAACAGAGCAAACGGGCGTAAAAAAAGTCTATTCCCAGCACAAACATCGGTACTTACTAACGCAAGTATGGATTACTTTGTTAATGGTGTTAACTATAAAATACCTTACACAAACTTTGTATCGGGACTGGGTGTTACTGGCACTATCGTACAAGAAGGTGCTGTAAGTGGTACGCCTGTTTTAGACAAGCAAAACACTGTTAACAATATTAGAAACCTAGAAGCTGGCGCTGGTATTTATACTGCTGTTTCATCAGAAAACGGTATTACTATTAAGCATAACTTTACACAAGACACCACTGGCTCACCTGTTTTAATTAATCCAACTAACGCAAGCCCTGCTATTGCATCTATTGTGGCGGGTAGTGGGATATCGGTTACAGCTTCTAGTAATGCAATTACTATTGCTACAACTGGCGTAGCTAAAGCAAGTGATATTGTTATTGTTAGCGTATTAGCTGACTTACCTTCTGCTGTTGCAGGTGCTATCACTTTACTAGCTAATACAGAATATCAATTAATTCAAGATATCAATATTGCTGCTAACAGAATAGTAATGGGTGACAACTGTATTTTAGCGGGTTTAGATCAAGGGTTAACTAGTCTGACTTACAGCGGCACAAGCGACATGATAACTTCCGCAGACAAGACATGCACAGTGAAAAACTTAACCTTAAGTTGTGTCAATGCAAGAGCATTTAAAATAACAGATACATCAGCCAAGACATTTAACCTTAACAGCGTGACTATTGCCACTTGTAATAAGATTGGATTATTTACATCAACTGCCAGCACTTATTTATTACAAAACTTTAACAGCTTAATTACAGCGGCAGATGGTATGGCGTTTGCAGGTGTGTTTGATAGATTTGCTCATACTTATTCAACGGTTAATATGACAGCAGGCTCGGTCTACGATCTTGGTACTGCTTCCTTTAAATCTTTTCTTTCTGACAGTATTGTTTCAACATTAGCCTCTAACTCATTTTTTGTTAAAGGTGCTGCATCAAGCGCTAATATAGCGACAGGTCAATTAGGTAGTGTTAAGTCACCTTTTTTACTTGGCGGGGCAGCTAGTGCTGCTTTAAGTAATGTTTTACCTACAGATAAATCGTGGGAGTTTACAGGTGGTAACACCATTGCTGATACTAGAACTTCAAGCCTAGCAACACTACAAGGCAACTCTGCTGCAACAGTTATTGCGACAGCCGGAACACCTGTTTTAATTGCTGGTGTATGGGTAGCAGGTGTCTCTTCACAAATGACAGCTACCACAAGCGGCAGGATCACGTATAACGGCTCCAAAGGCATTACCGCAACCATTGCAGGTCAAGTGTCTGTTGAGCCTGTCTCTGGATCTGTAATTAATCTTTTTGTGCAACTAGCTCTCAACGGTACTGTTGTTGCGGCTTCCAAGGTAACAGGCAACGCTACAAGTGGTAAAAAAACCAGTATTACATTGTCTTATGCTCAAGCTCTTGTATCAACAGATTATATTGAACTTTATGTCAGTAACGTGGACTCAACCGTTAATTTACTTGTATCAAGCGCTATATTGAGGGCTAGTTAATGGCTGTTGCAATACTACCTATTGCCAATGGTTTTTATGTAAGCGATAGCTTGCCTATATCGGCGCAGGAATGTACCAACTTTTACCCAAACATTGTGCAAGCACCAGCTTTGTCACCAGAAACCCTGTTCGGTACACCTGGAACAATTCAACTTGCTACTAGCGGTACAGTGTTAGAGCAGAATAGGGGCAGCCATACAATGGATGGTATACCTTATTTTATTAATGGTGATGCTGTATACCGTTTAAACACAGACAATACACTGAGTAATTTAGGTGAAATAAGTGGATCAGGCCGAGTGTCTTTAGCTGATAACGGCACACAGCTAATGATATTGATACCTGGTGGGGACGGTTATATTTTGACTGACAATCCACCTGTTTTAACTAAAATTAAAGATACAGACTTTACGGCTAATGGCGCGCCTCAACAGGTTGTGTTTATAGATGGTTATTTTGCTATTACCACTAACACGAAAAAGTTTATTGTGTCTGCATTAAACAACGGCCTAGCTTATAACGCTTTAGACTTTGGAACAGCAGAAGCCGATCCAGATGATATTGTTGCTCCAATAGTATTTAACAATCAGTTATTTATTGGCGGTAGCGAAACAACAGAAGCCTTTCAAAACATTGGCGGTGCTGATTTTCCATTCCAGCGTTCTGGTTTGTTTTTAAGTAAAGGTATAAAAGCTCCATTCTCAGTGGTTGGCGCTAACGATACTTTTATGTTTATTGGTGGCGGAGAAAATGAAGCTCCAGCAATATGGGCGTTTGAGGGTAACAACTACGTTAAAGTGTCCACAACCGCTATTGATTCTATTTTATCTACAGCTACTAATGAAGAAATTACTAACGCTTTTGCCTGGTCTTACGCTAAAAAAGGTGCATATTTTGTAGGCTTTTCTATTCCGTCTACCACCTTGGTCTTTGATGTTATTAGCGGTAAATGGCATGAAAGAAAGTCAAATGTAAACGGCGATACTATTCGGTCCCGTATTAACTCAGTTACTTCTGCTTATGGCTTGGCGCTAGTAGGTGATTCTCAGGATGGTCGCATAGGTTCTTTAGATAACAATGTTTACACTGAATATGACAACGCTATTATTAGGCGTGTTGCTTCTCAACCGTTTCAAAACAATATGCAATCATTTACCGTTCCAAGCATCGAGCTAACAATGGAAGCGGGGATGGGTAATAAAGAAGCTGCTGATCCACAAGTAATGATGGATAGGAGTGTAGACGGCGGCAAAACCTTTAGAGATGAACGCGCTAGAAGTATTGGCAAAATAGGCGAATATAACAAGCGGTCTATATGGCGAAGAAATGGGCGTGTTGCACGCTTTGAGGTTTTTCGTTTTACATTTTCCGAGCCTGTCAAACCCGTTATTATTCAGTTAACAGCGGATATCTTGTAATGAGATTAAACGCTTTACAACCTATTACTAATGACAGCGGTGAAATGGAACAGACATTTAGAAGCTGGGCTTTAGAAGTGTCCAACAGTTTACCTATTATTGGTAAAGGCTCTCCAGAAGGCGTTTTAGAGGCTCCCCAATACAGCTTGTATATTGACGAAACAACGCCATTAAGTCCTGTTCAATACAGAAAAATGCTAGCTGCTATTGCTAGTAACAGAACAAAAGGGTGGGCTGTAGTTTGATTGCAGAGCGTACTTATGATGTTGATTTAATTATGTCGGTTGCTGCTATGCCAGAATTTTTTAGCACAGTAGAAGATGGAATGACATTAGACCGTTATAAGCCTGACATGAACTCAGCTTGGATCGTAGTCAGTGATAACGATGAAGTTATAGGGTTAGCTCAGTTAGTCCCGTTAAATTCCATTGTATTAGAACTACATCCACAAGTATTTAAAAAACATAGGGCAAAATACAATAAAGCATTTTTTTATGAATTGTATAAATGGATCTTAATTAATGCAACACAGTATCAAAAAGTAAACGCAACAATGCCCGTTATTTATAAACATTTAAAAAGGTTTGCTATGTCAGTCGGTTTTACTTTGGAAGGTGTAGATCGTCAAAGTCATATAAAAAATGGTGACATTGTAGATCAATGGATTTTTGGTATTACAAAAAAAGAATTAAAAAAGGTGATCGCATGAGTAAAGTTGTAGATAGCGTATTTGGTGGTAACGAAGGTGATAACCAGAAGAAAGAAAATAAAAGGTCAAAAGCCTATACCGTAAACCAAGGTAAAAGAGCGCGTGAAGATTTAATGATTTTAAACCCTGTTGCTGATGCAAACCGTAACATGGGATTTGAAAAAGCATTAGATATTTTTGGTCAAGCATATCCACAGCAAATGTCGGCTTTTCAACAAGGTAATGCAGGGGCGCAGCAAGCCTTAATTAATGGCATGAGTCAATATCAAGATGCAATTATGGGCCGTCCTTTAGATATGAGCCAGTCACGTGTAAGAAGAATAAACACGGATCCTAGTTACATGTATCAAAAATTACCAGAATTTATTAAAACACCTGATGTTGGCTTAAGGGTGGATGAATATGACAATTTTGTATCTATTGAAGATCGAATTAACCCACCAATTGTTGAAGAAGAGGTAATTTTATAATGACATCCTATGCAATTGGCAGACAGCCAGACGGATCGATGTTTACTAAAGAGCAAGCTATAGCAATGGACAGGAATAGCCCGTTTGGGGGAGGACCTAGAACTGGACCAGGTATAACGGGGCTTATTGATGGCCCTTATCAACCAATAAACAATAGATTAGCTGGTAATATAAATCCCAATTTTATTGATGGCAATAAATTTTCTGGCTTACCTAACTCTCTTCCTAGAACTGGATCAGGTATAACGGGGTTTATTGATGAGACTGGGATGAAGGAACATCAAGATCGAGTCCGTATGGGACAAGCTCCACAAACGGCTCCCGCTGTGTCTGCGCAATCCTTATATGACACTATTGGGCGGCAAGGTGAGCAAGAAGGTTTAGATTACTGGAATAATGAGATTGCTACACGTGGTATTGATGCCGTTAAAAACTCTTTTGCAGCAGCAGGAGCCGATACTGCCAATATTGCTACAGCAGTTAATAGTGGTTTTTACGATACAGGCTATCAAACAGGTGATGCTGCTTATCAACAAGGTAACGCTATTAATCTAAGTGACTATGCTAAAAACATAGGCGCTAACAACAATGCTGTTAATCGTAGTTACAATTCTTACGACACTCGTAACAACACTATAGAGGAAGAGTTGGCGTTAGACCCAAACGTAGTTAACACTGCACCGCTTCCTCAACAAAGCGGACCACCTACAGGGTTAATTGGTTCAGAAGATGCTCTACGTAGAGGCTTAATAGGTGGTGTTGCAGGAATAACAGAAGGTGTTAACACTGGTCGCGCAGACATTAACACAGGTATAGATCTGTTTAATAACTATGCGAACCAAGGTAACGCAGCTTTGAATTTAATGGGCGCACAATCAGGCGCACAAGGACGAACAGCACAACAAACAGCATTTGATAACTTTGTAACTTCTCCAGAACAAAAATATTTACAAGAACAAGGTGAAAGGGCAGTTATGCGTAACCAAGCTGCTATTGGCGGTTTAGGTGGCGGTAATGTTCAGCAAGAATTACAACGTCAAGCTATGGGTTTAGCGCAACAAGATTTTGCTAATCAATATAATCGTCTTGGAGGGTTATCTGATCTTGGTATGCAAGGTTCAGGCGTTCAAGCTAACCTACAAAATGCACTAGGAGATATGGCTTATGGCGGCGGTCTTAATGCTGGAAACATGGCTTATGGAACAGGTAATAATTTAGCATCAGGCAGGACAAGAGCAGGCGAACAAATAGCCGGAAATCTTGAAAGAACAACAAGCGCATTAAGCACGTTGTACAACCAGCAAGGTGCAGGGATGGCAGATATGATTGGTCAGCAAAGCGGCAATCTTGCTGACATTGTTCAAAACGCTGCTCAAACAATGGGATTAAGTCAACAACAATTGGCGCAGTTAACGTCTGCTATTGAAACAGGTATGGCTACTCAAATAGCAGGTCTACCTAGTGTTCCGGCAAATTCTAGTGGTATAGGCAACGCCGCTAAACTTGCAGGCGCTGTAGGAACAGCAGCCAGTGGTTATGCTGCTGTTGCTGCACTGTAATGGCTCAAGAAGCTATGAAACTAAACCCTGAAGCAGTTGTAATGGGCGCAGAAGGCTACTTGAAAGTTAAATATTCGGAGTTAACATAATGGCTTATCAAAGTCCTGAAAACGCACAAAAACTTAGAGATATACCGCAAGTAGCAAACTATACGGCAACTAATAACGCGCCACCTATGAGCCAAGAGGTGGTTCAAAGTTTAGCTGGCGCTACACCTAATACTAACTTATCACCTGCAGAAGGCGGTAATAATGTGCCGCAAGCATCAAGCGCTTCTGCACAAGCTGATAAAGGAATGAACTGGGGAGCTATTGGTGAAGCCTTAAGAGGCTTTGGCGCTGGGTACGAAGGCAGAGGTAACGAATTTGTAGCTGGTTTAGACAAACGAAGAGAAAGTTTAGATAAGTCTCGTCAACAAGCCATGCTAAAAGACTTAACCACAGTAAACGGTCTTTTGAGCAAAGGCCTTTATATGGAGGCTGAAAAACTAGCGGTTGATAGAGTGGGCGCAATTGAAAAGTTTGGTGGTGATACGAGCCACACGCGGCAGTTATTAGATTTGCTACGTAACGGTGAGTATGACAAAGCACAAGCAATAGTTGGTAATGAAATGGAGTCTGCTTATACGATGGGGCTTATTGATAGACCAGAAAAGCCTGCTGCAGTAAAAACAATAAAAATATTTAACGAAGCAACAGGTAAAAATGAAATAAGAGTAATGGAGTCCAATGGACAATTAGGGGGGTTTGTAGGGCAAGCTCCAGTAACAAAACCTACATCAATAGTTAACGTAGGTGCGGGTGAAAAGTCAGAACAAAAAGAAATGGGGAAAAGGCTAGCGACAGACTTTTACGAAACTCAAAACAAAGGTGAAGTAGGAAGAGACATGCTGTTTAGCCTCGATAAACTTGCGGCAATGGACAATATAGATACAGGCGCACTAACACCGTTAAGGCTATCTTTGGGGCAGTTAGCTAATGCGGTAAATATACCTGATGAGACTATAGAAAAATATCTAAATATTGATATTTCACAAGGTCAAATCTTTATCGCAGAAACGGCAAGCATGGTATTAAAAATCATGGCTACTCAAAAAGGCCCACAAACCAATGAAGATAGGATCCAGATACAAAAGACTATTGAAGATCTTGGTAACACGCCACAAGCAAACAGGTTTATTAATAACTCTGCTAGAGCAATTGCTAGGCGTAACGTTGAT